TAACTCCGATAGAATCTCGGATTTGAGCGCTTGACTCTTCGACAAGTGCAATAACCTCTGCAGTCGGAGGCACGGCGCCATCGATTGCAAGAGTCGCATAGAGTTCGGTAGCTACTTGATTTGCAGCCTCTGCTATGATTGCATCATACTTTGCAAGTTCTTCCGGCGATACATCTACCGTAGCCAAGGTCAACACGCCGTCATCTGCAAGCTGAAAGACTTGCTCTTTGATTTGCGCAATAATCATCTCAACTACATTTTCCAAAGCACCTGCGTTCGATTCTGTTATCCCGTCAAAGTTTCTCCAGAACAAGTCCTTTGCATCGGCTGTAACGATAGGGAGCTTGGCATTTGCTCGGGTTAAGAGTTTTCGTGCCACCACGGGCGCGGGAGCGGGGTTAACGGCGCTTTGAAGCGGGACAAAACCATTAGCAATAAGCGGCGTATCTCCATTTGGTATCGGATCGTACCCGCGCTCGCCTCTTGCATCATTGATTGTCTTGATTCCCCACTTAAGCTCGAACTCTTCTTGCCTCATATCAGCGTCGGGATCTGCATATTCATACGGCTGTGCTTGGATGAGTACATCCTCTTCCCAACGTCTAAAATGGCGTGTAAACTCTTCGGCAATGTACAAAGCTTCGGGATCGATTGTATTTTGTCTAAAGATTGCAAACTGAACCTCTGCAGTCGCTCTGTTTTGGAACGAGCCATCAAGCATACCGGGAGGCACGCCGAAGACTTGAGCGATTTGAGCGCGTGTATCACGGCTCACTGCGTCATAGCTCACTGCAAGCTCGCCTTTCGGTGGTAGTTCAAGTTGCATTCCACCTCCGAGCAAAGCTCGGAGCTTGTAGTCTGGTAGTTCTTCATTCCAAGCGCTTTTAAGCTTTTGCCATTCGTCTTGGTCAAACCTTTCAGGGAACTTTGCAATAAGAGGCGGGACTGTATTATTAGCAAACAATCGAGCTAAATACGCTGATACCTCGCGGTCTATATTCGCATATTCCAAAGCGGCTGAAACAAGACCAACGCCGAAGATATTCATACCGATAATTTCTTCAGGGCGTGCGGCGGGGTGGAGCTTTGCAAGGTGAATAATCTCCTTTTCAGGAATTGCTATATTACCCTCTTGCGCTGACTGATAAACATACCCATCAATAAAGTTATTCTCGCCTTTAATGACTCGCATTCTTGTTGGATTTAACACCCACATCTGCAAAGGCACGCGGTAGCCATTTGTCGGAGTCCATATAAACGCATTGCCATTGATTGAAAGCCAATTTTCAATATATCCAAAGACTTGCGAGCGTGTGAAATATGGATTAGGATTTGAGAGTAATTCATTAGTCCAATGACCGCGACCGAGTTCTTCTTTTTCCCAGTTCTGCTCTTTGTATGCATCAAACTTGATACCACTCAAAGCATTCGCTCTATGCTGCAAGCAAGCGAAGACAGTCCCTCGAAGCGAAGCGCTTAACTCATTACCGACTTGAGTCGCACCGATATTGCGAGAGCCACCCGACCGAATATACGGTCTGTCGTTTCTTCGCGGTGCAACTGCACTTGCGATTCTATCTCTAAGTTGGTCAAGTAGACTCATACATATATCTGGGGAGTTTTGCGAATAGCGTTGAAAGCATAGCCCAACGCGTCAATAAAGTCATCATGCTTGTCTTGCGGAGTGCCTGTAAACGATAGCAGCTCCTCGGTAAATTCTGGATTGATATGAGGGACATGATAGACAAGCCCTTGCTCATATCGTGCCTCTACAGGCTGAAAGCGTATCACCTTGTCTCTATCAGCCCTCACACCTACGACATTCATCTTAGTATTTCTTTTCAGCTCTTGCACCATCCAGGCCTGCGCCTGATTTGATTCCACTGCAACTACTCTTGCATTCCATCTTTGCTCGGCTGACATTATCTTACGGCCTATCTCTTGGAACTGCGCTCTAAAATGGTCCGCTTCAACTACAACAACATCTCCATCTTTTGTCGTGCCTATTACAACGATTGCCGTATAGTCTGCAGTCTCTTTTTGGCTAATTGCAAGGTCCACTCCGATGTAATACGCCGTGCATTCTTGGCCGTTTGTCGTGCGTAACCATTCGCGCTTGATTTTAGCCGCCGATCTATCGACATATTCTGCAAGAAACTCTTGCGCAAAAACCAAGCTCGGTAGCAACTCTTTTTGTCTATCAACTTCGCTTATCTTGATTTGCCCGCCGTCATATGTCGAGTAGTGGAATGATTGCCAGTCATCCATAGTCTCGGAGAGCTGATCTAATTGCCAAAAATGATTCTTTCCTTTCGGCGTTGAAAAGAAATACGCATCTCCTTCATAATCTGCAAGCATCGGACTAAGTACAAAGTTCCAATCGTCTTCAGCATTCGGGCAATGTGCCCATTCATCGCAAATCACTCTATGAAACTTATTACCTCGAAGTCCGTCAGCCCGGTAAATACCTTGCAAAACCAATGTACTACGGCCTAGTTTAATCTGGCCTTGTTTGTAAGTTGCACCAAGCGGTGCAAAGAAATTTTGTGCTTCGGTTTCTCTTCCTGAAAGCTCGGTGTATGAGGGCGCGGTATAGAGAACATACGACCCATCAACTTCAAGCATTTTCTCAAGGGCCAAAGCAAAAGCCAAATAAGACTTGCCAAAGCGACGGCCGCACCGAACAACATTAAAGCGCTTCCGATTGCGAAGTATCTCAAGCTGTTTGTCATGCGGTTTTATCCTGATCACTGTGTCCATTTTGTGAACCCCACTCAATTATCATTTTGCCTTTCTCTGCTACTTGATTATTCAAGTGAGTCAGTAACTCCATTAGTAGCTTCATGGCTGTTATATCTTCTTTTAGCAAGATCTTTTTATGAATCAGCATATCGATAATTTCAGCCGCTACAGTTTCTTTTGTTTTGCCGGGTTTTGCAAGCTCTTCAGCTGCCATCTTTGCAAGGTCTTTGACATACACGATACTACCCTTTGGCCTACCATTTCGATTGATACGCTCGGGCTTATCTCTGAAGCTATGTCCTTTGAGATTATCAGCGCCTGCCATAATACACTCCCAAACCTAATCCAATACCAAGAGCACCTACGACCCATCCCCAGTTATTCTCGGTAACTACTTCAGTCGGTAAAGTAACTACCTTAATTGAATCAGGGCGCGGGCGGTAAACAAGTGAAAAATGACCCTTGCGATTTGCATAGGCAAAAGCCATATTGATTGTATCTCGAGTCGCTGTAATTACCGAGTCGCTTTGAGCTACAAAAGCAGTATCTCCGCAAGGAATAACTACGGGCTTATCAAGAAAGTAAATAGTGTCCTTAGTCTTGATAGTAACTGACTTCGTATGTACTGAGTCTCTAATCGTTACAGGGCGTTCAATAAGTTGCACTTGAGTGATTGTATCAGTTACACGCTTTTGACTTGTCTTGCCTACATGAAGCCCCGAAACAAAGCCTATAATCAAGAGCACTGCAAGAATTACCATCGCGTTTAATACTTCGCTAAATCTCATTGCACTACTCCATTCTCAATAAAGAGATTATCCACCATACCATTCTCTTGAATGATTGCAAAACCGTGATTGCTATTTGAGTGTGGCATATAGTTTTGTTTCAGCTTGCAAAGGCATCCCGTCGTATATGCCTTGTAAAACTTACCGTCCAAGCTTTTGATAGATGCAAAAGAAGTACGATGCACATGACCCATCACTACATTAGCCGCGGCTTTGAGAATCAAAGCGCGGGCGGGGTTAACGCCGCCTGATACTTTCATCTCGTGACCATGCACTATGTATGTATTCTCTATTCTCATAAATTGCGTAGACTCGACAAAGCGAATATCGAACTCATCTAGCTTAAGCAATTGGCGGTAATGTACAAGCTCTGCAACCGCGTCCGCTTTTGCCATTAAATAGCGCTCAAGTCTATCCTCATGATTACCAAGCTTAAAGTAGATATTTTGCTCTTTGAATTCAGAGCGCAAGCCCTCTAAAAACTGCTTTGTAAGTTCCAATTCATTTAGGAACTTTGGCGTATCATTTGTCTTAGGATGTCCAGATATTTGCGCCGCGTCTAAGATATCGCCATTCAGAATGATATTTTCGACTCTATCCTGTTTTGCATATTGAATCGCTGCAATAAGCGCCGCTTTGTCATGGATGCCTAAG